AACGTCTCCCAGTGGCGAGACAAGAGTGGAGCAGCAGCGCCGGCGGCGGCGCAAAGCACGGCTGCCAGCCAGCCGGCCTACAACTCGAGCGGCGTCAATGGTCGCGGCTCTATAGACTTCGATAGCACTGAATCGCTGATCTTCGGCTCATCCACGGCGTCGTTTAATTACCTCCACAATTCGACGGGGGCAACGATCTTTTGTGTTTGGAAGCCAGACGCGACAAGCAATCCAGACGCTATTCGGTATCTACTGAACAACACAAACAACTCTTCGGCCAATACTGGCATAGCTCTGTCTTTTGACGACCGCTCCAGCGTGTCTCGTAACAACCGGATTCTTCACTCTGTCAATCGCGGCGCGAGCGGCCAGTCAACCTCTACCGTCGCCACGAACAACGATTTCGTAACAGCGGCCAACGCCTTCTTCGTCTTATCTGTCGTTTCTGACAATGCAAACGCAACGGCAGCGAGTCGATTGTTTATCTACCACAATGGAACATCGTCAGGTGTGGCGAACACCTTGGCGAACGCAGCATCCACAGGAAACGCCTCTCTAAATCTGACCATCGGCAACTTCGGCGGTGGAGGTGCGCCGGCGAGTGTAGCGGAGATTCTTTTCTATCAGGGCGTGCTCGGCACGGCTGCCCGCCAGGCCGTTGAACGGTACTTTGGAAAGAAATACGGCATCACTGTCGCATGACAACGCGATTTTTTAGATCGAACGACGCAGTTTACGAGTCCATCCGGGCGCAACTGGACGCGGCCTACGGCTACCCAAGCGTCGAGACGAAGACTCTGACGAGCATCACGCCTGCGGCCGATGCGCCGCACGACTCACACGGCCGCGTCTATCTCGCCATCTCGGCCGACTACTGCGACTACAACCTCCCGGCCGAGCTCCTCCCGCAGCTCCTCGCCAGCGGTGCCGTCGAAGAGATCACCGAGGCCGACTACCAGGCGGCGGTACAGACGCCCGATCCACTGCAAGGCTAACGCCCCCCCACCCTAGCCTAAAGGCACAGGAGACCACGCATGGCCGACTCGATCATCTCGCGCAAGTACCGCGACTTCGACATCACGCTGCACACCGCCACGAGCCTGGCCACCACGCTCGACATGCGTGACGTTGCAGGGGCCGTGCTTTCGATTGGCACGATCTCCACCAACGCCAGCACGCTCCAGATGTGGGTGGGCACCACGCCTACCGGGACATTCCGCCGCCTGTACAAGAGCGACGGCAGTGTGGCCGACCTCACGCTGGCCGCTTCCAGCACGGACGGTCGGGCCTACTCGCTGCCCGACGAAGTGTTCGGTGCCGAGTTCCTGAAGATAGTCTCGGCCACCACGAACAGCACCGGCACCAGCGGTGTGGTGATGTTCAAGAGCTGATGCCGCAACGCATCCCAACCCACAGGCCGCTGAGGCTGCGTACCGCCGCAAGGCGTGACGAGAGCGGACGGCCCAATGCGGCGGCACGTGGGTATTGCGACAAGGCACACAGGCGGTGGCGTCAGGCGGTCCTGACGCGGGATGGGTTCGCGTGCGTGGATTGCGGACGCATCGACCAGGCGAACCACGCCGACCACGTCGTGCCAATCGCTCAAGGTGGCGAGCGGTATGACATGAGCAACGGTGCGTGCCGCTGCTCGGCGTGCCACGCACGCAAGACGATGCGTGAGCGTGGCGAAGTGTTGCAAAATGCAACAAACCGGGGGCGGTCGGCATCATAGGGGCCTGCGCGGATACAAACCCCACGGTTGCGTCGCGCACGCGTGGCCGAATTAAACGGCCCCTGGTGGGCCTGGCGTTTAGCCTCTGGCGAGCCGCCAGCGTCGTCGGGTGTACAAGCCACCTCGAAACGACTGGCGTCCTGCGTGATTCTGTGCGTTCGCGGCCCTATTTGCTTGCCTCCAAAAAGTGCGGTTTGCACTATATTTTCAGGCACAAAACGCATGCCGGCGGCATTGCAAAACCGATGAGTAGATGCCTACGATTGGGCACCCTCAAGGAGCCTTTTGCATGTCGCTGTCTGTCGCTTGTGATGCTGATCTTGTTGGCCTGTTCGAGCACGGTGCGGCGTGCGTGAAAGTTGGCCGCCGCAGCAAAAGGCCGCTCGGCATTGCGTGGCATGAGTCCGCGACAACGTCGCCCGATGTGGTCTCCGAGTGGCTGTCATCCGGCTACAACGTTGGCCTGCTCTGCGGGCATGGCGGCCTGGTCGATGTTGAGTTTGATGACGCTGCTGGCCGCAGGATCATGAAGCAACTCGGACTGCTGAACGCCGACACGCCGACGTATACAAGCGGCCGTGGCGAGCACCGCATTTTCCGCCTGGCTGATCCGATTCCTGAGTGCGGGTGGCGAAAGATCGGCGGCTATGAGGTGCGTTTCGGCGGGCTTCCGGCTCAGTCGGTGTTGCCGCCTTCGCGGCATCCTGGCGGCATGTGGTACTCGTGGACGAAGTCGCCTTGCGACTACGCACCGGCCGTTGTGACGCTGGCCCAACTTGGCCTGGAGGATGCGTGATGCCCGTGCTACTTGCGAAGACGTGGGCCGGTTCCGATCCGGCTGGCTGGTGGATGAGTGAGAAGCTCGACGGCGTGCGGGCCGTGTGGGATTGCCGTACGCTCGCCACGCGTTCTGGCCAGGAGATCCACGCCCCGCAGTGGTTCCTCGACGGCTTGCCGGCTGGCGAGCCGTTGGATGGCGAGCTCTGGATCGGCCGAGGCAAGTTCCAGCAGACAGTCGGCGTCGTGCGGTCGCATGGCGGAGGCGACGAATGGCGGTCCATCCGGTTCGCGGCGTTTGATGCCCCGATGTCGCTGGGCGGGTTCGAGGATCGGCAGGCTGCGTTGCGTGACGCGATCGGCAATCGCGGTCTAGCGTTCGTGCTGCCGCAGGTGCGGTGCGAGAGCCAGGCCCACATGCTCGAGGAGCTCGCCCGCGTTGAGGCAGTAGGCGGCGAGGGGCTGATGCTTCGCCAGCCGGCCAGCCGCTATGAGCGGAAGCGAAGCGGCACGTTGCTCAAGGTGAAGACGTTCCACGACGCCGAGGCTACGGTGGTCGGCTACGAATCCGGCACCGGCCGCAATGCGTCTTGCGTTGGTGCCTTGGTTGCCCAACTGCAAGACGGCACGGAGTTCCGCGTATCGTCAGGGCTGACGGACGCGCTGCGGCGCGATCCGCCAGCGGTTGGCACCGTGTTCATGTTCAAGTACCAGCAACTGACGGACGCCGGCGTGCCACGGTTCCCGTCGTTCTATCGCGTGGCGTAATGGGTAAGGGCCGGAAGCCTACGCCTAAACCGATTCTTAAGCTCCGAGGGGCTCGCGTTAGGGGACCGCATAAGAGCGGAATTGAAGCCCCTGCTGGCATTCCCGAGCCGCCTTCGTACCTGTGCGAGATCGGCCGTGCTGAGTGGCAGCGGATCGTGCCAATGCTTGAGGCGTCGAAGGTAATGAGCATGCGGCACCAGCACACGCTGGCCGCGTACTGCGACGCCCTGGCGGATATGGTGAAGGCCGAGGCGGAGCTGAAGCAGCACGGGGCCACGTTCATGGACGATAAGGGTAGGGTGATGAATCACCCGGCCTGGTATCGCAAGAAGGACGCCCGCCTGCACATGCTGCGTTTTGCAGAGCAGTTCGGTTTGACGGCGTCGGCCCTGGCGAGAGTCTCAGCCGTTGAGCAAGCAGCGTCGAGCGACGACGAAGACCGCCTCATGTTCGGCTGAAAAGCCGTGCAATGCGTGCTCGTCTTGCCTCGCGGTACGGTTCTTTGAGAAGCACCTGACGCACGCCAAGGGCGAGCTCGGTGGTAAGCCGTTCCTGCTGCAGCCGTGGCAGCGTGACTACCTGCGGGCATTGTTCGCAGAAGAGAACGGCCGGCGAAAGGTTCGCACGTCGCTGCTGGCCATTCCTCGCAAAAATGGAAAGAGCACGCTGGCGGCCGGAATCGCTTTGCGTTGCATGCTCGAGGACGAGCCTGGGGCGGAAGTCTACTCGTGTGCCGCCTCAAGGGACCAGGCCCGGCTGGTGTTCGACACCGCACGCATTGCTGTCGAGCAGTCGCCAGTGCTGCGGCAGCACCTGAAGGTCTACCGCAACGCCATCGTGCGTGAGTCAACTCATGCCACGTACAAGGCACTTTCCGCCGAGGCTGGGATTCAGCACGGCCTGTCCGCTCACGCCGTGATCTTTGACGAGCTCCACGTAAGCAACCGGGAGATGTGGGAGGTGATGCTGTCGAGCCAAGGGGCGCGACGCAACCCGCTCACGGTCGCACTCACGACAGCCGGGCACGACAAGAAGTCGGTGTGCTGGGAGGTTTGGAAATACGCCGAGGCAGTCAGGATCGGGGCAATCAAAGACGAGACGTTTCTGCCGGCGATCTACTGTTCGCCGTTAGACTCAGACTGGCGTGACGAAAGCACCTGGGCAATTGCCAATCCAAACCTCGGCGTCTCGGTAAAGCGTGACTTCTTGCGTAGCGAGTGCCAGCGGGCAATTGAGATGCCCGCATACGAAAACACTTTCAAGCAGCTGTACTTGAATTGCTGGACAGAGCAGGACACTCGCTGGATCGGCATGCACAACTGGGCCAAGGGCAACCAGCCCTGCCCGGTTGATCTCACTGGCCGCGCGTGCTTCGCCGGGCTCGACCTGGCCACGACGTTCGACACCACGGCTTTCGTGCTCCTGTTCCCGCTAGACGATGGCACCTTCTGGGTGCAGCCGCACTTCTGGGTGCCTGAAGAGAACCTGCAGCAACGCGTGAAACGTGACAAGGTGCCGTATGACGTGTGGCAACGGAAGGGCTTGCTGCACGTCACGCAAGGGAACGTCACGGACTATTCGGCAGTCCGGCGTGACATCGTAGAGCTCGCCAAGCGGTACACGATTCGACAGATCGCGGTTGACCGCTGGAACTCAACGCACTTGACGCAGCAACTTCTGCAAGAGGACGGGCTCCCGGTCGTAGGTTTTGGGCAGGGATATGGAGCCATGTCGGCCCCATCGCTCCAGGTCGAGGCGTGGATTGTCGGCGGCAAACTGCTTCACGGTGGTCACGAAGTGCTCACCTGGCAGGCCGGAAACGTGGCAATTCAGACAGACGGGCAAAACATCAAGCCGAGCAAGCAGAGAAGCCACGAGCGAATTGACGGCATCGTGAGCCTGGTGATGGCTGCCGGCGTGCACGCCACATCGACAACGCCCAATCAGAACTGGGACATCATCACCCTATGAACAAAAACGCCGTCGCCGACTACAAGATGTTCGACCTGCGTGGCATCGACTGGCCCGAGGTTTCTTCCAGCCGTACGCCGTCTGGCGTTCGCGTCAACGCCGACAACTCGATGGCGTGCTCGGCATACACGGCCTGCATCCGGGTGATCTCTGACGCCGTCTCGGCCCTGCCGCTCCACGTCTTCGAGCGGCTCGCCAACGGTGGCAAGCAGAAGGCCACGAGCCACCCCGTGTATCGGCTGCTGCACATGCAGCCCAACCCGTGGCAGACGGCCCAAGAGTTTCGGGATTGGATGACGGGGATGTACCTGCACTACGGTGCCAGCTACGCCGAGATCCGCCCGGGTGCTCGCGGTGCCGTGTCGGAACTGTGGCCGCTGCACTCGTCTCGGATGGAAGCCGAGCGGTTGGAAGATGGCACGCTGCGGTATCGCTACCGCGAGCCGAGCGGCCGGCAGACGGTCTACAGCCAAGAGCAGATCTTCGCCCTGCGGTTCACGACCGAGGACGGCATCAAGGCGATCCCGACGTACAAGATTTTTCAGAACGCCATCGGGCTGGCCCAGGCGTTGGAGGCCCACGGTGCCACGTACTTCGGCAACGGTGCCCGGCCTGGCATCGTACTGGAGTCTGATAACCCCATCCCGGCCGAGGCGGCTGAGCGTCTGCGTGAGCAGTGGGAGCGGATGCACCGTGGGCCGGATCGAGCACACCGCACGGCGGTGCTACCGAATGGCGTTAAGGCTCACGAGCTCAGCGGCAGCAACGAGGCGGCCCAGTTTCTTGAGACGCGGCAGTATCAGGTGATCGAGATCTGCCGTGCGTTTCGCGTTCCTCCACACATGATCCAGAGCCTGGAACGCAGTACATACAGCAACATAGAGGTGCAAGGCACCGAGTTTGTGCAGCACTGCCTGCTGCCTCATCTCAAGCGATGGGAAGCCGCGATCTCGCGTGACCTGATCGTCGATGACGAGCGGTACTTCGCCGAGCACAGCGTGAGTGGCCTACTGCGTGGCGACCACGCGAGCCGGTCTGCCTACTACGTCTCGGCTCTACAGAACGGGTGGATGACCATTAACGAGATTCGGGAACTGGAAAACCTGAACCCGATCGGGCCAGACGGTGATC